CCCGGCTCCAACTTCACGCATATGCGTCCACTCTCACAAAGCTTCGTAAGAAGCAGAGGGTGGCAATAACTTCGCATTCCGTGTCGCTGTTGTCGGGAGGTTCTAATCTCTCCACCAATCGTACGATGGAGAGTTAGGCCTGCTCTCCCCTTCCCAGGGGAGGGCAGGTACTTTTCAACCTATAACTATTCGAAACCCACCATGCCCACGAAGACAAAGTTGATGGACCGCAGTGTACCGGGTGAGATGTCCTACACCCGATATCTGTGGAACCAGCCACCTTATCCACTGGTCACGAACTACCCGGCCGTGTTAAACGGTCCGGATAGGTACGCGTTTACTTCGGTGAAGTATCGCGTGTGGGAGACGACAGTAGGTTGGAAAGCGTTACGGGCGAGTCAAGGATATTTGGCTACGAAGCCAATGACCGAAACTCAAAAATCGTGGACCCAGCAAGGGCCCACGGTACTCTTCAAACATTCAAATGGGATCGAATGGCGGTATGAACGAGGTTCGTTCAACAGCTGTCCGACTCAATTGGATGAGACTTGGGGAGGGTTAACTTCCTTCAGTCGTTCCCAACTCCTCGTTGATGCACAGTCAAAGTGCCTCAGCAAGGCTAGGGATATGAAGATCAATATTCCCGTGGCACTCGGAGAAGGTCGACAGACCGTCCGGATGTTAGGGGAGACAGCCCGCACGCTTGGACGTTCCTATCGGAACTTCAGGCGTGGCCGTTTTCGACAAGCGGCACGAGACCTCGGCATTGATAAACCCGTAGGGACGCTTGCTAACCATTGGCTAGCTTATAGCTATGGTTGGTCGCCCCTACTATCTGATGCCGTTGGCCTGGTTGAGCTTGCTGCTCAACAACTCGAACTAGGCGGCCGACCTCCACGAATTTCCGTGAAGGCCATATCGAAGCTTCCTTCCAAGGAGGCATCGGTAACAGTCACTAACCAAGGTCCTGTCTCACTCAGTCCGAGTGGATGGGATACAGTCATTGACTATAAAGCCGACTATGAGGGTGAGGCTGGGTTGTTGCTAGAAGTTGAATTTCATGCAACAGCACTAGCCGCGCAGACCGGGTTCGGTGTGTACGACATCGCGCTCACTGCTTGGGAGCTTACCCCTTTCAGCTTCGTGTTCGACTGGTTTGTCGATATCGGTGGCTGGTTGGAATCCGCTTCCGCTCTGCAAGGCATGAAGGTAAAGACTGGTTATGCTAGGTCGCTTGAGGTGTCGAAAGGCTCCTCTCGCTACGTAAACAGAACCAATCTGTGGATCGCTGATGGGTTAACCCCCACCACGCGGTTCACTCTTCGTGACTATCGCAGAATCCTATGGACTGGTTCAATTACTTCTATTAAGAGTCCGATGTTTGATGCGCTGAATGCTAGGCGCCTCATAACTACAGCCTCTCTGTGGAAGCAACGTACTCGTGGGGATCGGATACCTGGTAGGTACCGCCCTTAGAGACGATAGCTATGTCTGATAATTTTCTTATCGTCGTAGCCATATTGATACAGTTCTCCTTCTACTTCACCCTACCCTGGCTTGCCTGGATGTTATTCAGGTTTATCCAGTTTCTTAGGAATAATCATGCCAGCAATGGCGACCCTCATCCTCAACAATTACGCTGCGACGCCGGTGAACTATCTCGTTCAACGGGAAGACAGTGGAATTGGGGTCTGGGCAGACGTAGCTCAAGGGACACCGGGCGGTTTCCGCACGATTTCCGAAGAGATCCGTAGGCCTTCTGACCCGACAAAGGGTGTATACCGCATGCTGTTTAAAGCAGCGCGCCCTGTTGTCAACGGCACAACGGGACTGGTTGACTACATCAGTCGGGCGAACACGGAGATCATTATACCCGTCCAGACCACTCTGGCAGAAAGGCAAGAGCTGTACGCGATGTACAAGAATTTCGCGGCACATGCAAATGCCCTCGCTGCTGTGAAGGATCTGGAAGGCATGTTCTGATTTCCAGGATCCGCAGACAGCTAGACCTCATCTGAGGTCGATGCTGCACGTATCCTACTCTTTCCCATCAAGCGCGTGAAGCGCCTATAGAAAGGAGATGTTCAAAATGCGACGATCTATGCGAAATAGACGCCGTAACCTGGAACTCGCCGCAAGGCGAGTCTCACGAGGACTAGGAAGAGATTCCGACATCCTCTCGGTTGCCCAAAAGTTGTGGTCCAACCTCGATACCTCCGTCTCTCTCGGGCTGTCCCTCTTAGTTAATAATGGACAGCTCCAGGATGCTCTTCGGGTCGAATTCGACCCGTCGAGGTACCTCGAGGCAGACGTAGAAACTGCGCGAGATGATCATCAATCCATCTCGTTTCTTCGGAAGATGCCCTTTGAAATACAAGGGGTCGACCGTGAAGCTTCTGCGTGGGTACTTTTCCTCCAAGCAGAAGAGCAGTGTCGCAAGACCAATCAAAGAATACGCAGTTGCTTAGATCGAGGGGTTTTCCCCCCTCGTGTTGGCCAAGTCGTTGGACTTGCGCAACATAAAATCTCTAAGTGGCTACGTAATTTCGATGCTAGGTCTTGGGCTCTTCGTTGTCGGTTTGGCCCTGGCGCGGATGCCTTGAATAAAGGCATGCGAGTTTCGGGATACCACAAGCTCTCTCGTTTGTCCTCAACAAAGGACTTCGCAGAGGGAGCACAGGCTTTGGTGAAAAGCCACCCTGTGTGGCAACGTGTTCTCACCGGCGGTCAGCCTGAGGATCCTTTCTCAGTCTGTCCCGCTTCTGATAACGGTTCGCCCTTGACTGAGAGTACTTGTACTCTCGATCAAGCTGGAGAAGCTCAGCCTTTGCAAGCTGTGACTCCAGTGGACGTTCCGATGAACATTGTTGCCGGCAATCAAGTCACGTTTGTTCCCAAGACTGCTTTGATCGATCGCTCTATAGCGATCGAGCCTGGGATGAACATCTTTGCCCAGTTAGGCATCGGTGCTCTTCTCAGGTCCCGCCTTAAACACGCGGGACTTAACCTTAATGCGCAAGAGCCTAATCAGCTCTTAGCGTACTATGGAAGCAAGAATGGGAAAGTCGCCACCATCGATCTTTCTAGTGCAAGTGACACTATTGCCAGAGAGCTCGTTCGTCTTCTGTTACCAGATCATTGGTTCACACCGATGGATTGGTGCAGGAGCAAGAAGGGAACCTACGTTTCCAGGACCTCGGGTGAAAGCTCGGAGTTCTGGTATGAAAAGTTCTCTTCAATGGGCAACGGCTTTACGTTTGAGCTTGAGAGTTTGATTTTCTACTCTCTTGCTCTCTCGTGTACGGAGATCCTTGGTGAATCTAAGGGCCTCTGCCGTGCTTATGGTGACGACATCGCCATTCCTACCAGCGTTGTTGCGCTGCTGGAAGAAGTTCTTAGCTTTTGCGGCTTTTCCGTTAATCCCCGAAAGAGTTTCTCAGTCGGGTGTTTCCGTGAGAGCTGCGGAGCTGATTTCTTCAATGGCGTGAACGTCCGTCCCTACTTCCAAAAGGAGTTTTGCACCGATGCGAGAAGCCATTATCGGTTGGCTAATGGTATCCGTAGGACTGCTTATCGCCGTAACCTTGGTTATGGTTGCGACGCTAAGTTTAGGTCTCTTTGGGTACACGTTGCTAGCCGGCTTCCAGACTCTCTTCGGGACATTCGTGTCCCCGGGCGTCCCATAAAGTTCCTAACGGAATCTTGGTGTGACGTTGAGAGCGGAGATGGGGGCCTTTTGTCTAATTTAGACGAGGCCCTTTCCTCCCCATGGGTTCGGTTTAACACCGATTACCAGGCTGGTTGGATTTTCGCTGAGTTGCAATCCAGACCTCTTTCGCAAGAGGCTCGTATTTGGCCGGAGCTTTATCTCTTCGGCCTTTACACTGGAAGGGACGGGTCGAAACCGGAATCTGCTACCTACTCACGTGTAGTTGTGAGAGGTGATTCTGGCTCGAGACTTAATTCGGAGGCTAAAACCTCCGATTGGTTCGATCTCGGTCCTTGGGTCTAAACAACCCTCGGCTTAAGTCGT